TTATTAAAACATAAAGGTTCTAAACGTGGTATAAAAGCATTGATGAGTTCATATGGTATTCCACAATCAATGTTAACCATACTGGAATTTGGTGGACCTGTTGCAGATGATGCGGCACCTTCTACTTTTACATATGAAACATTAAGTTCTACCTTAGTATTTAATACCGGTTCATATTTAACGTCTAGTTGGAGTGGAGCACCGCAAGCAATTGAATTTAGAGTTAAACCAACATATTCATCATCGGTAGATTTAGTAAGTGGCAGTGGATTTAAATTATTTATAAGTGGTGGAGCAAACACAACTAATCAAATTGGTAGTTTACAATTAAAAGTGAATGGAACAACAATTTTATCATCATCTGCATATTCATTCTTTGATGGTAATTTTCATTCTATATTAGTAAATAATCAAAATGGTGCATATACGGCTTATTATGGAAATGCAGAAAAAGATAGAATAGTAAAACAAGGTAGTGTAACAGGTAGTGGTACATTGGCATGGAATAGTGGTTCTCAAATTGTATTTGGTAATTTTAATGGAGAAATGGATGAAGTTAGAATATGGAAAACTGCATTAAGTTCTTCTATATTTGATATACATGTATTAGGTAGTGAGGTTATTGTAGGAAATACAATGAAAAGTTCTACCGAAGATTTATTATTAAGATTAGATTTTGAAAATCCACACTCTTTATATCCATCTGGTTCTGAAATTTCTAAAATTAAAAACGTAGCACCTATTGCAACTTATATGAACGATGTAAGTGCAAGTGGATTTGATACCGCATCACAATATAATAGTAGTTCTTCACAACATTGGAACTACAAATACATTGATAAAGATGTAACAATTACTCTACCAAATACAGGTGCTAATAGATTATCAAATGATAAAATTAGATTTGAATCACAATACACATTAGCAGGTGAAAAAATAACCGGAAGTGTTGGTGTTGATTTATCTCCTGTTAAAAGAGCAACTAAAAAAGCATTTGATACCGCTAAAATGGATTCAAATAGAGTTGGTATATTTTTCTCACCTAATAAAGATTTAGATTTAGATATTGCAAAATCATTAGGTGGTGGAAGTTTGGATGATTATATTGGTGACCCTTCAGATGATTATAAAAACACATATAAAAAATTAGATACACTTAGAGAATATTATTTTGAAAGAGTATCTAATAGAAACATTTATGATTTTATTAAATTAATTAAATTCTTTGATAAATCATTCTTTGTTAATCTTAAAGAAATGCTGCCGGCAAGAGCAAAGGTAACAGAAGGATTATTAATAGCACCGCACTTTTTAGAAAGAAGTAAAGTTAAAAGAAATAAACCAACGGCAATTAATGAACAACATGAAGGAACAATTACTGATACTACAATAACAGAAGTAAGTAGTACGTTTGATGTGTTAAATACGGATTTAAGTTTATCTGGTTCTTTAGAAAATATTAGTGGTATAAATTTAGGATATGATGTATTTTTAACGGCATCAAATGTTTATAATTTTAAAGGTGAGTATGATACATATGATGCAAATATTGATAATATTATATTAGATATAGCAACCGGTCAATACATTACATATGAAGCTGAGATTGATTATAGAAGAAATGAAGCAACAATAACAACTGAACTTGATTTAATAAACGCTGGTCAAATTATCGGAATGGATGATAACTATATTAATTATGGATATAATACTTATTTTAATAATGGATATGGTAAATATCATTATGAAGAAAATGGCACATTTAAATCAAAGGGTGTAAGAGCATTTATAGTAACAAAACAAAATACTATTCTTACACAATTAAATCAAAATGGTGTAAGTGGTAGTGAAGCTAATGTTGTAACCTCATCATATTCACAAGAACTAATAGTACAAGATTTTAATACAAGTGTAGGATTAACAATTGGTGGAAATATTATTGCAATACAAACCGCTAGTGGATATTTACCATCTCATTATATTTATAAAGGAGAGAAACATACCGGAACTCAGAATTTGTTTTATAGAGGTTCTAAGCAAACAATAAACACTACAATTGATGGTAAAGAAGCGGTTGAATCATTTGTAACTAACCCAACTACATTAAGAGTAACGGCACAAGGTAGAAGTAATAACGAACCAATCTTAGAAGTAGATTAAAAATAATGTAACAAAAAAATATTTTATATATTTATAAAAGAATAATAAACAAACTATGGCATACTTAGATAACACAACAATTACAGTAGATGCTATCCTTACCAAAAAAGGTAGAGAGAAATTAGCAGCTGGACAACCTTTAGCAATTAGTCAATTTGCATTGGGTGATGATGAAATTGATTACCTATTATATGATGCAGCACATCCAAAAGGTTCTGCATATTATGATAATGCAATTTTGAAAACACCGGTATTAGAAGCATCTCCTGATGAAACTCAGGCGTTGAAATATAAATTAGTAACTTTACCAAAAAACACAACAAGAATACCACAAGTATCTTTAAATGTTACTGGTATTGCAGCTAAAACAACCGGAGGACAATATCCAATTAATCCTTCAACATCTCCAGCAGGAAATATGAATGGTGGGTATACGGCGGTTTTAGGTAATAAAAATGCGGGTAGTATTGTAGGAGCAGGTTTAACAAATGTAACTACAACAACAAATACTTTCAGTAATAGTGTAACTGCAACTGCAGAAGTTGTAAAAGGATTAACATTTACATTTATTCCTAATAGTTCATTGACTTCAACATTAACAACAACATTGACTATATTTGGTAACGAAACTGGTGGTAGTGTAACTATACCTGTAACAGTTACTTATACAATAGCATAAAAATATAATAAAAGAATATGGCAACTTTAGGTACAAATACCGGAACACAATTAACCAATGATTTAGCAACATATCTTAACCAACAAAAGCAATCAGCTAATGGGGTTATTGATACAAATCAATTGGCTACTATTATTAATACTTATCTTACAACAGGTGAGCAATTAGTAGCAGAAACTGGAGTAACAACAAACTCAGTATACAAAAAATTCAATACAACTGATATTGTAACTGCTAAAAATGAAATCGTAACAACTGGATTATGGAGTGATGATAGTGGAAGTTTAAATACTTTTTTTACCGGTTCTTCTACATCTATTGCGGGTATGAGTGGTTCAGCAACGGCTAATTACTATCATAATGTATATGCATCGGCAGCTACAAGTTCTATTGAATTTTCAGTAGCATACGGACATAAATATGGTAGTGGTTCTGCAACATACACAAATAATCCAAATACTACATTTGCAACTAAAGCAACTTATTTTCAATATAGAGCTTTATTAACTGATACGGCGGAAACTAGTTTTTATTTTTATTCATCTAGTACACCGGATGGTTACGCAACTGATGAAATATATGTAATTAATGTAGCTCGTTCTAATTATAGAGAAAGAATGGATGCTGGAAACTGGCAGATTACTTTAAAGGGAACTAGTGGTTCATTTACTTTCATAGATAATAGTAATGAAAAATTCAATACTACTAATGCAGGTACAAATGAGTACAACATTGTAAGTGGTACATTAAATTTAGGACAAAATATTGATTCGGTTATAAACACATACACCGCATCTAATCAACAAGGATTTGGTAAATTCTATCCTGATTATGGTATTTTAGTATTCAACCCAACCGCATTGGCGGCTACATTGGGTGCACAAACCATTACTCCATCTGGAACAGGAGTGGATTCATATGATTCACATAAGTTTTTTAATGCAATTAGTGGTGGTGCAAATTTTGAAGCAAGAAGAATTGAAAACGTATCAACGGCACACTACTTTGTAAGAGTTAACAATAGAGAATTTAATTTTTCTAATAACCCTACATTTGTAGATGCAACGGGTTCAATGGCCAATCCTACTTTCAAAGCAGAACCTTATGTATATCCTACTACGGTTGGTTTATATAATGATTCAAATGAATTAATAGCAGTAGCTAAAACATCTCAACCAATCGCTAAATCTTTTAGTAAAGAATTACTATTAAAGGTTAAGTTAGATTTCTAATAAAATATTTGTTTGGGAGTATCGTAGGACAAAAACCAAACACATAATTAAGAACCCAACCCTAAAAAGTTGGGTTTTTGTTTAATAAGATATTTATATAAGATATGTTAAAACAAATACCTAAATCAGATATTAATTTAAGACCTTTTAAGGCTTATAAAAATTGGGATGTTACCAGTGATTCAACTTCAATTGATTATGTAACAACTTTGAGTGGAGAAAATTATACGGCAAGTGCTGATTTATTAACATCTACTGAATTAAATGAAAAGGGATTATATCATCAACTATATACAATGTATTATAGAGACCCTAATAATCCATTTACATCTTATGGTGATATAAAACCAACTACAACTACAATAGATAATGCTAAACAAAGATTATTAGTAGATAGAGCAAGAGTTATAGCAATACCGCAAATAAAATATGGCGAACAAATAAAACCATTTTCAATAAACATTTATGATAACGAATTAAATGAAACTATTTTTGATGATGGTCATGGTAATTTAATATCAAATTATAGTTCATATAATTTTAAATTAATCAATATTGAAACGGGTGAATTTATATTTTACGATGCAAATAATAATGAAATTCAAAGTACAATATTATCGTTAGATATTGAAACTAATACATTATTTGTAGATGATGAAGCTGCTTTTTATTTATTAACAATAGATGTAGAAGCGGGTACTATTAGTTTTTTAGGTGTATTTAAAAAGAAAACATTTGATGTACCTACTATTGGTAATGTATTTTATTCACATGGTTTAATTGTTATAACAAAATTAACACAATTAGGTGGAGTAAGATACAATTCATTAAGTACGTTTAGCGGTTCATACAAATCAACTACTACTATTTATGAAAACGAAGTATTGTTGATTGTTGGCGAGGATGAATTTAATGTATCAACTAATCCAACCGCTACGATTGCAACTAATGTTATAACAGGTTCTATATCAACTACATTCGAAGGAATTAAAAAAACTACATATAGTGATAATTATCAATTACCTTCTTTTAATGCATACGAATATAGTTCATCAATGGACCCTACTGGTTCTTTTATTGCACCTTACATTACAACTATTGGTTTATATGATGATAATATGGATATGGTAGCAGTAGCTAAATTAGCAACCCCTATTAAATCAACTCCAGACCTTCCTGTAAACTTTTTGATTCGATTTGATACTTAACGTATATTTATATAAAACAAAACACAATGGCAATAATAGACACATACAATAAAAGTGGCATCGCAGCAAAAGTTGATAGTAATGCTAAAACATCGGGATTTACTCCAAAGCAACAATTAGGTGGTATATCTGAATTTGATTTAAGTGAAAAGGCTTTAGAGAAAAAAAATTTAAATGGTAATGTAACCGCACCATATACTCCTAAGAAAAACTATGAAGCGGTTACACCTAGAAAATAATAATGACAAAAAAAGTTACAAAAAAGGGTTGGGTAGCAAAGAAGAATGGTTATAAGAGTGGATTAGAAGATACCGTTTCCCAACAAATAGAGAGTAAAGGAATTAAAGTAGAATACGAAACTGAAAAGGTTAATTATATTATACCTTCCTCACCTCACACATATAGTCCGGATTTTAAATTACCCAATAACATTAGGGTAGAAACGAAAGGTAGGTTTGTATTAGCCGATAGAAAGAAACATCTATTAGTTAAAGAACAAAATCCTACCATAGATATTCGTTTTGTATTTACCAATTCAAAGAACAAAATTAACAAAAAATCCAAAACAACTTACTCCGATTGGTGTGACAAGTATGGATTTAAGTATGCCGATAAGCTGATACCAGAAGAATGGTTCTCAGAATAATTTGGTAATTCGGACTATTTTCCATATCTTTGGTATATGGAGATAATACAACTTTTTGATAAATACATAGGACCAAGCAAACCTCTAAAGAAAAATGAGTATGCATACCATTGTCCTTTCTGTCATCACCACAAACCTAAACTACAAATAAATGATAAGACTTTTAAGTTTCATTGTTGGACTTGTAATGCAGGTGGTAATCTTATGTACTTAGGTAAGAGAATTGGAATGAGTGATTTTGACTTAAGTGATTTGATTGGTAGATGTGGAATGAGTGAAGAAGTTAGAAAAAAATTAAAAGATGATTGGGGTGGTTCTATAAAAGAATTGTTAGATAAAATAACAGCAGAAATTGCAGAAGAAGATGATGAAAACACATCACAATTATTTTTACCATCTGAATTTAAATCTGCATTAGAATTATCAAATAGTATTACAAATCCATTAGAAAGAAATGCAATATCATATCTTAAACAAAGAGGTATTACTAAAAAACATATCATTAAATATAACATAGGATTTTGTCCAACAGGATTATATGGTGGTAGAATTATCGTTCCTTCATATGATAGTAGAAATCAATTAAATTATTTTATAGCAAGAAGTATCTTTGCAGAAGAGAAACAAAAATATAAAAATCCACCTGTATCTAAGGATGTTATAGTATTTTTTAATCAAATTGATTGGAAACAACCTATTACTTTATGTGAAGGTGTATTTGATGCAATTGCTTTAAAAAGAAATTCTATCCCGTTATTAGGTAAATTTGTACAAAAAACATTAATGGGGGCTATTAAAAATACCAATCCTGATATCTACATTTGTTTGGATAGTGATGCACAAGAGGATGCAATGGTATTATATAATAAAATAAAACCATATGTAAAGTCGGTGAGGAACATTAAGTTAGATAGTAAAGATGCCGGTGAAAATACCTTCCAAAATATTTTGAAATATCAGAAAAATTCCGTAACTTTAAGTTGGGAAACAGTATTAAGAGAAAAACTATCTAATTTCAGTAGTAGTATATTAAAATAGAATTTATCAAATAAAATATAAATGAATAAATTAAAAAGGATTTATCACATTGCAGACATTCACATTAGAAATCTAAAAAGACACCAGGAATATAGAGAGGTATTT